CTCGCCTGCTGCACAACGTATTTTCCGAACTTATCAAGCACCGCTTGTATGCGCTCCTCCCGTGTCATTAGCAAACGCTGATTTCGGTGTTGGCAAGCAGCACATCAAACGTAGCAGTCCATCCAGCAAGCAGGTTCTCAAAGCGTTCCAAGAACGGAGTGCAGGTTGGGTTACCATCTAATTGGTACAAGTCAGAGTACAAAGTGCCTCTGCGTAATTCTTGCACCACATCGTTTATTACTGCGAGTTGGGTGTTGAGTATGTCTTGTACGTTAGAAGTGCCGTAGAAAGGCTCTGGTTGCGCTCGTGGGTCTTCCTTTGTGTCATCAACCACATCCATGCAAACGAGGCTTACGCTCATCCGTACCACCTGACCTTCAAAGGTCGCTTGGTTTACGATGATGTGGCTCAATGGGAAGATGGTCTGCTTGTTCAAATCAATGTCAAATAGATCACCTGTGGTGACTACGTTGACTTGGCTATGTGCTTCAAGCGTATCCTTGAGTTTGGTGGTGATGTCGTAAAACTGCCTCATTTCATAGATTTCTTTAGGATGTCGTTTTCAACTTCTTGCTTTTGCTTTTCAAAGGTGAGGAACTGAAGGCACTCGTGAAGTTCAAGTTTTGATATTTCGGATAGCCTTCTAACATCTCCTTGAGCAAGCTGATAGAATGTCGCATACCATCCCCATCGTTTGTTAAACTGCGATTGGCGGCTGAACTCGTTGTCTTGTTCTCCTCCAAATAGTTCATCGTAGCTTGCAATAGTTCGTTCCCTAAACGATAAAAAAAAAGCACCGCACCCATTACTACATCCATCGGGGCTTGCTTCATCAGCTCCGCATATTTGCTTGCTGACTCGTATGGCTCTATTAAATATCGGCTCTTGACCTTTGACGTGATGGGTCGGTACAATACCGCCATAGTCTTATGCAGGCTCTGAACATCCTGAAGGTAGGTGTCAAGGTCTACGAACTCACCGTAGGTAATATTGTCAATCTCTGGTATAAAGCCGTACTCATTTTCTCCAAGTTTAAAACTCGGGGTTAGATTCGGCTTTTGCTCAAGCATATCTTGGATATGTTTGGTGATGTGGCTCACATCCTTGATTCGCACATTGGGCAACTGCGATAACGGAAGGCCGCAGAAGATTTCCAGCATCTTGTGGGTAAGGAACTCCTCATCACCCTCAAGCCGAGCAAACCTTTGGTATTGCTCAAGGGTGATCTCCGATAGGTCGGTTGGTACTACTACTTTCAGTTCCATCTAATAAAATAACCTTTAGAATTTAGCGTATAGCATACCTGCCGTAGTTCGGCTTAGATAGCTTGTTGTATGTTGCGTAGCGCATTGCATCAATGGCGTGGTCAAACGCATTTATGGGCTTGTTCAGCAGGTTTCCGTTCTTGTCTTCAGTCCACTTGTAGTTCTGCATCTCTTTGATTAGGTTGCTGCTTCGTGGGGTAACGAATAGCTTGTGTCGCTTCAGTACATCAATACCCACTATGACGCTATCTGCGCCCTTCTGCGTGGGTTTTACGTTCCATCCCATACGATGCAGCTCCTCAATGGATTTGGGTTCAGCAGAGTCCGCAAATATTTCCGTGCGCCTGTCAAGGTTTAGGTCTTTTAGCCTGTTGCTGATGTCGGGGTTTGTGAGTCCTGTTTGGTAGATGAGTTCATCAGCGTACAGATTATCTCCCGACTTGTACACCGCAACAAGCGAGGTGGGGTCGTTGGTGTAGCCGAAGTCCATCCCGTAAGCAAGCAAGGTTGCGTCAGCAGGTATCTCGTTCATCCCGAATTGGAAGATGGTGGCACGGCTCATACCACGCTCACCCAATCCGTAGATACGCCAGTAGTCCTCATCGGTTGTTGCGAGGCGTTCAATCTCTGCTACGATGGAGGCATCCAAGAACGGATTGTCTTTGTAAGTACTTTGTATGTACGTTACATCATCACGGGTTAGCAGTCGGTCGTATATCCAGTGGAAGGCATCTGATGGGTTGTAGTCAATCCATATCTTGCCTGTGGTGCGAACCAAGAGCTGGAAGAAGTCCTCCCAAGATAGTTCGTTAGCCTCGTTGCAGAATAGGTAGTCACGTCTTGCTCCACGCTTCTTCTGCGGTTGGTCAAGCGAAATGAACTCAAAGAGGTTGCCGTTGAGCGTGTAGGTGTAGTCGCTCTTGTTGTGGCGTGACTCATCGTACAAATCAAGTTTGTTGAGTATCTCAAAGAAGTCACGGTAGGCCGTCATCTTGAGCGATGGCAGCGACTTGCGCACAATGGAAAAGACCTTACCCTTCTCTTGCATTGCGATGACAATTAGCATCTGCAAGATGGAGTAGGTCTTACCTGAACGAGATCCTCCCTGATTAACTACTATCCGTGTAGGTGCGGTGTAGTTCCTTTCAAAGAGTTCACTTGTCTTGACTTGGAGTACGGACAATCTCTACTTTGATTTGGGTGAGTTCATCTGCTGCTTCGTGGGAGTTCTCCACCCGTGCAAGCTTGGGTGTTGTGTACTCCGCCATCTTGTTCAGCAGGTCAAGTGCGCCCTTCGGATCATCAGCAGCTACCTGTGTGAGCCATAAGGTCATATTGTCAAGGTTGGCTTCAATGAGATTCTGGAACGCCTCACGAATCTTGTTGGTCGTTTTGTTTGCTGCTCCCTTTGGTTTGCCCGCAGGGTTGCCGCTTACTCCTTTTTCAAATGGCATTGTATGGAATTGTATAATTCAACTAAATAACCCGCTTTGATAAGTGGTGGTTGTGAACTTCAGATAGGTACTCCTCTGATAGCTTTGTTCCAAAGTCTGCTTCGTGATGACAAGATTGGCATAGTGCCATAAGATTCTCTATGTTATCTCGTGTCTTGCTTCCACCCATCCCTCTTGGTCGGATGTGATGCACCGCATTCGCCTGTGCTTGACAGACTTCGCAAGGAATCCACGAGTTTGTATCGTAGCCCATCCCCTTTAGGTAGACTTTGGTGTGGTTCTTCATAGTCCGCAGTATCCTGAATCGCAAGAGTTGAAGTCATCATCAAATAGCGTATGCTGCGATTTGTGTGCTTTGATTTTTGCGTATGTTGTTTCTTTCTTCCATTGCGCTCCGTGTTGCTCCTGCTCAATGAACCAATCAAACTTATTGGGAGCTTTGTCACTCATATGCTTGAGGAGCATTGGGCTTCGGTGGAAGCATCCCACGCAGTTGTTCATATAGGCAAAGCGTACAGGCTTGTCTTGCCAATAGGCTTCAATGGTGTCTTTGTAGATATTGTCTTCTATCAATGGGAACTCTGCTATACGATAGGCAACGTCTTTCCATTTGTTTCGGCTCTTGCTCTTTCCGACAATCACCTTTGCGTATTCAATGCCTTCAGTTTGACGGAGCAGCATACGCTGCGCTCGTTCCTGTTCGCTCGCACGAAAGCCCATACGCATCCTTACGGGTAGTTCGGTGTTGTCGTAGAGCCATTGGGTGATTGGCTTCACCTTTAGTTCGGTGGTGCAGTAGCGCATCATCACATTCGGAAGGTAGCGGTACTCCGTTCCATCAGGCTTTGTCCCTCTTGTAGAGGCAAGGACATCCTCAAAGGTCTTGGGGCTTATCCATTGAATCTTGCGCCCTATGTATTGCTCAAGGTCAAGCATCGTGTAGATGATTTCATCTTGCTCAAGCGTTCCAATAAATTCGTGTCCTATGCGGTCGGATACTTGCTTCCTTATTGACGCATCTGGAAACAAACACTTCTCGCTATCGGTACGCACCAACGAGAATAGCTCAATATCGGCAGGATAGTGTACCGCCATAAACGATGAGGTCTTACCTCCCGATAGTGAGTTTACTGTTTTCATCGCAGAGCGTTGTAGTAGCAAAGGTAAGCATCTACGCAGATGAGCGTTCCTTGCCTTGCTGCTGCGTTAGCGAATAAACCATCCGCCTCATAGATATTCTCAAAGCGCAGCTTGGGAAGGTGGTATGGTTTGAACATATAAGATGCGGTGTCTATGTTCCCGATTGCTGGTTGGTCGGTAGGGCGAAGCCTTCCCTCTTGTCCCCACGTTACGATTGAGGAGTCAAGGTTATGTAGGCTTGACCATTGCTCGTTGAACTTCGGGTGTAGGATGTTATCATCATCCAAGTAGTATACCCAGTCATCTTGCGTGAATTGGTCTTGGTATAGGTCAAGGAACTCATTGCGTAGGGGGTTACCCCAATGTCCTGTTTTTTTTGAGTAGTGGGTTACGTTTGCGCCTGTTGCTTCTTTGAAGTCGGTAGAGGCATCCATCATCACCACCCACGTAGCCCATTCAGGAATGTACTGCTTGATGCGTTTGAGATTTTGTGGGCGTGAGCAAGGGGTTACAATGTAAAGCATCGCAGTTCGTTTATTTTGTCCATTGTGAAATCCTGCACGTACTCGTATAGAGATTCGGTTAGGTCTTGGACTTGGTTGGGGTTTTCGTTTAGCCTCTTGATTGCTCCTGCCCATTCGCTTGGGTGATTGATAGCAATGCAGTTTTCTTTGGTGATGTAGGGTTCGTAGGGATGTGTGTTGCTAACAATCAGCGCACACTTGCTGAATCCCGCCTCAAGCATCTTTAGGTGTGATTTGCACTTAGCAAACTCGCTTGTCGTTAACGGCACAAGGCTAACGTCAAAGTATTCGTATAGGCGATGGTAGTGCGTAGGAGGCATCGTGGGTAGCTTGTATGCTGCTTTCATCATATCGGGGTAGTTATCTACCTCCGCCACATACGATTCGTAACCAGATAGGTCAATGGTT